CGAAAGCAACAATGGCGGTGGCGATCTGATCCCGAAGGGGACTATCGCGCCCGTGATCCTCACCATCCGCCCCGGTCACACGGGCGATGGCGGTTGGCTCACGCAGAGCAAGAACTCGCCTTACCAGTATCTCGACTGCGAGTTCACCATTACGGGCGGGTCGTTCGCGCGCCGCAAGTTCTGGACGCTGATGATGGCGGGCCACTCTACCCCGAACGAAGAAAAGGTTGCCAAGACGCTTGGCATCACGCGCTCGAAGCTGCGCGGCATCCTTGAAAGCGCGCGGGGCATCGACCCGAACGACATGAGCGAAGCCGCCAAGGCCAAGCGTATCGTGCAAGGTTACGGTGACTTCAGCGGCATGGAGTTCGTCGCCAAGATCGGCCTTGAAGCGGGCCGCGATGGCTACTCGGACAAGAACGTGTTCGACAACGCGGTTCCCGTGACCTCGGCTGAATACGCCAAGGCGAAGGCTGGTGCGTCTAGCGCGCCCGCTGCGCACGCCGCTCCCGCAGCCCCCGCCGCCAACGTCCCCGCTTGGGCTTCGTAAAATGACCGGGCGCGCCTGCTTGGCCTGTCCTTGGCCCTGTAGGCGCGCCTGCCTCTCAGTGTGGGAAAATGGCATGAGTTACACCCAAGACGAAATCAAAGCCTTTCAAGCGATGCTGCCGCAGCTAGGCGCTGCCGTGGCTTCGCAGGGCATCGGCGCGAAGGCGTTTAACGATCTCACCAAGGACGAAGTGCTGGCGCTGTGCGCTGCAACCGTGCGCGGGTTCCGTGAGGCGCTTGCGGTCATATATGACCTAGAGTCGGACATCCCTTACTGATGCTCGACTTCAACCGCACCCCCAAGCGCACGGACGTTCCCAGCCTTGAGCAACTGGACGAAGCCGCACGCGCCCTTTCTAGCGCGCCGCGCGCCTATCTCGGCGGCTCCCGCCTGGGCGAAGAATGCGCCCGCAAGCTGCAATACGAATATCTTGGCGGGAGCCTGACCATGACCGCCAAGCTGCACAATATCTTTGCAGCCGGCCACGCCAGCGAAGCGGCGGTTGCTCAGCTACTCAAAGGCGTGTTCGACCTGCGCACCGAAAAGGCCAACGGTCACCAGTTCGGTTTCGAGACAGCGCAGGGGCGCATCAAGGGCCACATTGACGGCGTGATCTGCGGAGGGCCGGAAGCCCTCGGCCCCTATCCCTACCTGTGGGAAGCTAAAGCTGTAGGCGGCAAATACTTCACCGCGCTGGTCAAGAACGGCGTGCGCGCCGAACGCCCTGTCTATGCGGGCCAAATCGCCACGTATCAGGCCTATATGCAGCTTACCGACAATCCGGCGCTGTTTTCTGTCGCCAATCGTGACAGCGGCGAAATCCACTTCGAGCGCGTCCCTTTCGATCCCAAGCTAGCGCAGGAATGCACCGATCGCGGGGTTCAAGTGCTGCAAGCAGTCGAAGCAGGCGAGACGCTTCCGCGCCCTTACGCGAGCAGCGACTTCTACAAGTGCAAGTTCTGCGACTTTCAAGGTGAGTGCTGGGCGACTTAGCACGCCCCTTTTTTTGCAACGCGTTATTAACCCTATCTTTTAAGGTTTTGGAAATGCCTCAGATACTCGACTTCAACAACGCGCTGCGCGAAAAAGAGCTTGAAGCCTTCCTTGCCAACCCATCCGCGCCAGACCGCGACAAGGTTTTAAGCGGCCTCACCAACGCCTGCGAGCAATTCGTCGCTTGGCTGTTCCCTAACGCCATTGTCACCCCGCGTAACGCGCGCGTTGGTAACATTCACGGATCCCCCGGCACTTCGCTGGTGATCGAGACGCGCGGCTCCAAGCGCGGCGTGTGGGCGGACTTTGCCGACCCGACGCAAAAGGGCGGCAACCTTATTGACCTTTACATGGCCGCAAGAGGCTTGCCCTTTGCGCAGGCCTTGAACGAGTTGGCCGATTGGGTCGGTCACGGCTCGCGCCCCGAGGTCAATTATCAGCGCGAGCAAGCCGTCAGGAAGCTTAAGAAGGTCGAGCGCGACCTAGGCCCACAGAAGGGCGAATGGCACTATACCGACGCGGACGGCATGATTGTTGCCACGGTTTACCGCTTCGAGCCTGAGCCGGGACATAAAGAGTTCCTGCCGTGGGACGCCATCAAGCGCCGCTACGGTAATCCTGACATCAGGCCGCTTTACAATATCCCCGGCATCCTGAAGGCGCAAAGCGTTGTCATGTGCGAGGGCGAAAAGGCTGCGCAGGCGTTAATAGACCGGGGCATCGCTGCCACCTGCGTCATGGGCGGAAGCAACTCGCCACTGGATCGCACCGACTTTGCGCCGCTGACCGGCAAGAAGGTTACGATATGGCCGGACAATCACGAGCCGGGGCGCAAGTTCGGTGCGGCCATTGCTGGCGCTCTGCGCGGCATTGTTTCGGAATTGGATTTTATCGACCCGCCTGCGGACGCGCCGAAGGGCTGGGACGCGGCGGACGAGCAAGACCCGAGCGTGTATCTTGGCGCGCCCTCTAGCGCCGCAAAGCCCGTCTTGCCGTTTGTGTGGTTTCGCGATGCGCGCCCGAACCTTGAAGCAAACGACTTCGTGGAAGGGCTGCTTACTAGCGGCTCTATGAGCGTCATCTACGGCCCGTCCAACTGCGGCAAGACCTTCTTCGTCCTAGACTTAGCCTTACACGTGGCCTGGGGCCGCGAATGGCGCGGGAAGATCGTGGACAGGGGCGCGGTGGTCTATCTGTCGCTTGAAGGCGCGCAGGGCGTGCAGAACCGCATGAACGCCTTCCGGTCACACCATGATTGCGGCGATCTTCCTTTCGTCGCCATGCCAAAGCCCGTCAACCTACTAGACGACAAGGCTGACGTGGAAGCGGTGATCCAGCTTGTCGAATACATCGCACAAGAAACCGCGCTGCCCGTTCGCATGGTGATCGTGGACACTTTGAGCCGCGCGATGGCCGGGGGCAATGAAAACTCTTCCGAGGACATGACTGCCTTAATCGGCAACTGCGACCGCGTGCGACACGCTACCGGCGCGCACGTTTGCATCATTCACCACAGCGGCAAGGACGAAGCAAGGGGCGCACGCGGCCACTCTTCGCTGCGCGCCGCAACCGACACCGAGATTGAAATCAAGCGCGACCCAGAGGTTACGCGCTCGATTGTAAAGGTGGTCAAACAGCGCGACCTTGAGGCTGACGAACCGCTCGCCTTCACGCTTAAATCGGTCAACCTCGGCACCAACAAAAGAGGCAAGCCGGTCACCTCCTGCGTCGTCTTGGACACTGGCGAGGGTATCGCATTGGGCCGCTTCCAAGGCCTTTCCGGCAAGGAACGCGAGGCGCTTGAGGTGCTGTGCGAACTTACTGAAGCGCGCTCGATTGACCCTGAAACTGGCGAGATATCGCTTGTCCCGGTCGCCATTTGTTCCGGCGATTGGAAAGACGCGCTTGGGACAAGCGGGACAATCAGCCGGGACAATCTCGAAACCTCTCGACGCCAGTTCAATAGACTGCGCACGTCGCTGGAAAATAAGGGGAAAATAGCCATGACCACCACTCACGTTACGCTCGCCGGGACAAGCCGGGACAAAGCGGGACAATGAAAAACGGTAAGGTTGCGGGACTGGGACGGACGGGACAACACCCTTTAGGGTGTCCCGGTTGTCCCGCCCAACCCGCGCAAAGCAGAAAGGAGCCGACATGACTTCGCCAAACACCTTTAGCCTATCGGACACCCTCGCCGCCCGCGAGCTGGTCAAGACCATGCTGCCCCCGTCATTCCGCAAGGCAATCGACGCTGGCGAGCTTGACGGCTTCGGATTGTATCAGCGCGCCGAGGCCATGCTGATCCAGCGGCGGAAAGATGAGGAGGCAGTCGATGACTGACCGCATGGAAAAGATAATCGCAGCCGGTGAGGCGGATCACGAAGCCGTCCGCCTGCAAGAGCGCGCAAAGATCGTGGCATGGCTGCTGCAAGACGCGGCCAAACTCCAATCCGATATTGCAGACGGGTATTGGGACGGTGACGAATATTGGGGCGAGCGCATCGTCGAAACCATCATTGATTACGCCAACACCATTGAACGCGGCGACCACATGAAAGGTGCAGCATGACCCGAGCCAAGCGTAAAGCCCGCAAGCCAATCGCCGCCGAGCCAATGGACTTGCCGACCCCTGAGCAGCTTAAGACCGGCGACTACATCCGCGAGTTCGTCACCGACGCTGAGAGCAATACCAAGGCGATGGCACATCGCTGTGTGCGTGACCCCGTGCTGCGCTGGGAACGTGAACGGCGCATCACCGATATGCAGGCCAGCACGATCCGCCGGATGCAAGGGCTTTGGCAGGCTGTTTACGGGTCACAGAAGCTAACAGGGCGCTACGGCGAGCCCGTGCCAGCATCAACGGGCGACGATGGCTTAGGGCGCGTCCTGGAGCATCGTGACGATCTGCGGCGGATCGAAGGCTACTTCGCTGGTGTGCAAGGCTGGTATAGCGTGTTTGAACGGGTCTGTCGGTTTGGGTTTACAGGCCCGCAGGCTTGCGTCACCGATAGCGTGAGCGAACGGGCGGCAAGGGATCGTGCGCTGGTGATTGTGCAGTTCGTGGCCGATTTTATCGCGGCGAAAGAAAAATGGTGAGGTGTGCATTTTCTTGTTGACCTAGCGGGCCAATGGCCCTTATAAGGGTGACACAGCAACGGGGCACTGCCCCACCAGATAAGGGAAAATCAAGATGGCAAATTCAAAGTTCCGCGCAGGCGAAGGCACTTACAAGTGCGAGTGCTGCCGCCGCATGACCCGCGACACGATAAACTCGGATGGTCGCTATTGCGCGCAGTGCGAAGAATTGCTCATGCTGCAAAACGCGCACTGGGACGGTTGCTATGATGTGGGAGAGGATGCGCCGCAGGACGCCATGCGCGACAAGTGGATTGCGACCATCGGAAAGCGCGGCGGCGATGTTGAGAATGTAAAGCGCCAGTGCCGGGACATTTTTCCGACATGACCCCCGCCACCTTCAAAGCCATACGCCAGCGGGCCGGACTAACGCAGTCTGGCCTTGCTGCGTTGCTACGCATATCGGACGGGCGCGCAATCCGGCGATGGGAAACTGGCGAGCGTGAGATTAGCGGGCCTGTCACACTGCTAATGGAGATGATAGACGCGGGCAAATTAAAGGCTTGACGCATTCGGCCCGTTAGTGTATGGCATTTGTGAATATCTAGAGCCGCGCCCGGATTTATGTCTGCGGCGCGGTTTTCGCGTTAGGGGCTACGGCTCCTGCCCCTCGACAGCCGAGCGAGTAATGCACAGCGGCAGTTCGTAGCGGGCAAACACACGGAGGCCAGTCAATGCGCCTCACCGCAATCTGCCTCTGCATAGCAACAGCCCTATTTCTGGTTGGCAGTCTTGCAGGCATAGCGGTGTTAATGATCGGCGCAGGCATTGGTAAGCTGTGGCGGTAAGGCGCAATCCTCACGTGGTCGCGGGCCAATTTAAAATCAAAGGAAATTCGTGATGCCTGAAGGCGGAAGGCGCGCGGGCGCTGGTCGCCCTAAAGGTGCGCGCAATAAGAAAACCATCGAGCAGGCTGAAGCAGCCAAGAAGGCGGGTCTGACCCCCTTGGACTACATGCTTTCGGTTTTGCGGGATGAAACGCTAGAGCAGTCGGTCAGGCTCGATGCGGCGAACAAGGCCGCGCCCTACGTGCACGCCAAGCTGTCTGCGGTTGACCACACCTCGACCGATGGCAGCATGAGCGAAAAGCCGACAGTGATCAGGCTGATCGCGCCGAAGCTCGCAGATGGAGATTGAATTAGAACTGCCGCCCAAGATCATCGCTAATTTTGCGCAGCCGGCAAGACACCGCGTTTTTCACGGCGGGCGCGGTTCTGGCAAAACTCGCAGTCTTGCGAAGATGACAGCGGTCAAGGGGTATCAGTTTGCCGAGGAAGGTCGCGAGGGTGTCATCCTGGCATCGCGCGAACACCTCAACTCACTGGACGAAAGTTCGCTAGAGGAAATCAAGGCGGCGATCCGGTCTGAGCCTTGGCTGCACGACTATTACGAGATCGGCGAAAAGTACGTCCGCACGAAAAACCGGCGCGTGTCCTATGCGTTCGCCGGGTTGCGGCACAACCTCGACAGCATCAAATCCAAAGCCCGCATTCTGCTCAATTGGACAGATGAAGGCGAGGGTGTTTCGGAGGGTGCTTGGCGAAAGCTGATCCCGACGATCCGTGAGGGCGGGTCAGAGAATTGGGTGAGCTACAACCCGGAAAGCCCTGAGAGCGCAACGCATCGGCGGTTCATCGAAAACCCGCCCAGCAATTGCATTGTCACGCAAATCAACTGGCGGGATAATCCTTGGTTCCCCGAGGTGCTTGAGCAAGAGCGCCTCGACGATCAACGGCTAAGGCCCGAGACTTACGAACACGTATGGGAGGGGGCTTTCCTCACCCTCACAGAGGCGCAGGTGTTCTCGGGCAAGTTCATCGTGGATGAGTTCGAGCCGGGTGCCGGTTGGGACGGGCCATATTACGGGATCGACTTCGGGTTTCGGCCTGACCCGCTGGCAGCGGTTGAGGTCTGGATTTACGCGAACTGCCTTTACGTGCGCCGCGAGGCATACAAGACCGGGATTGAAATAGACGGCACGACGGCTTTCATCAAAGAGCGCCTTCCCCGCATTGCTGAATATGCCGCCCGCGCAGACAGCGCCGAGCCAAAAACGATTAGCTACCTTGCCCGCAACGGCCTTCCTCGCATCGAGCCGGTCAAGAAATGGCCGAACAGCGTGATGGAAGGTGTCCGCTACATGCGGGGCCATGAAAAGATTGTCGTTCACCCTGACTGCCCAGGCACAGCCCGTGAGTTCCGGTTGTATTCGCACGCTACGGACAGGCTGACGGGCGACATCAAGCCTGAAATCATCGACGCAAACAACCATGCGATTGACGCAATCCGCTACGCTATCGCGCCTCTGATCAAGGCTGTGGGCGAGACAAAAACACGCGCCGTGAAGGGGGCTTACTGAATATGTCAGGAGTCAAAACTCTTCACCCCGCAATAACGACGATCCGCCGCTCCGAATGGCAGTTGATGCGCGATTGCATGGATGGGGAGGAAGCGATCAAGGCGCGCGGCACGGAATATCTGCCGATGCCTTCAGGGTTCGCCTCTCAGGATGACAGCGGCAAGGCGATGTATGCCGCTTATGCCAACCGGGCGCAGTTCCCGGAGTTCCTTGCGCCCTCCGTAGGCGCGATGATCGGCATCATCCACGGGCAGGAATGGCAAGTCGAAATGCCGACTGCCATGGAATATCTTTATGAGGACAGTGACGGCAACGGACTGCCCTTAGAGGCGTTCTCCCGGCGCATCACGCGCGAGTTGCTTGTGATTGGCTCCTATGCCGTTCTGACCGATGCTCCAGCAGGTGACGGGCCGGGAACGGGCGGCAATCCTTGGCTGCGCGGTTATCGCCGCGACAAGGTGCTGAACTGGGACTCCGAATGGTGGGTGCTGGACGAAAGCACGATGAGCCGCGACGGTTTTGTGTGGAAGCAGATCGAACGCTATCTGGTGCTGAGTGTCATCGGTGCTGGATACGTCCCGACGCTGCTGGATGAAAACGGCAACACCATTA